TAAGGTTCCATTATAAAGACGCTACCGTGAACACCTTATAAATACTAGGCTTTAGACAAAATCTGTTATCTTTTTGTTATCGTTAGACTCGTCTTAATATATCACTATTCGACCTATTTTGACAATATTAACTTTTACTCCGCTACCTCATATACATCTAAATTTGGATTATCTGTATTATATTCCGGGACATATTCACCGTTATTATCTATCCAGAAATATGAATTATCAGATTTGATATAGCAATTACTTGCCATTATTCCGGTCTTAGTTAAATAGTAATCTTTACCGTCCAATCTCAACCACTGTCCCGACAACATAGCAGCATCATCTGGATTCAGATAATACCATTCACTACCTTGTTTGAACCAACCTGTAATGGTGTAACCTTCTCCGTCAAACACATACCAACGACCATCTATATATTGCCACTGTGCCTTTATATATTGCCCGTTTTTGCGATATTTCCATCTACCCTGTACTTTTATCCACCCTGTTTCTAAAGTGGCTCTGTGGGTATTACATGCGGCATATACGCACCATGAAATGAACTGCTGACACCAATACACTCCATTTGAACCATACCAATCACCGTATTTAGTGAAATTGGCATCTCCCGGATTAGCTTTCTTATCATCCAAGTTATGATTACTTGCTTTTTCAATGTATCCTACTTCGGATTCTAAAATTTCAATAAATTCATCTACTGTACATGTATCGAATCCAAATATTGGATATCCGAATCCATTTATCCTATTCTTACCACCTACCTGTGATAACTTGAAGGTGTATTCTTTTATTGCAACACACCCACCATTACGGCTGAAGGTTGTATCGGGTGATGTATTACCCTCTATGGTTTTAATCCTATATACATCATCTGACCTTCTGACATTGATAACAGCACCTACATGGGCGACTCTATCAAGCTTTGGACTATAGAAGTACACAATCGCACCTCTTTGTGGTTCATTGCCCCAGCGATTGGCTCTTACAAAATTATCTTTACCACTAGGAGTATATTGCGTATAACTACCACACAATAACTTTTTTCCGGCTTCAAACGCACTCATTACTATACCTCTTTTGGTTTATCATAGGTCATTGCCTGTTCAGAATCTCTAATACCTGCTGTTGTTGGGTCTGTGACTATACCAAGTATAGCTAATACTGCAAACAAAGCATTTACAACTTCTAACAGCTTAGTACCAAGCTGCCCTAAGTCCAATGTATAATTGAAAACCGCCGCAATCACCTGTACTAACAGTAATATAGCCGGTATCAATGTGATCCAAAAATTTCTATTTTTAATTCTAACTCTCCAGTTAATCATAATTTTCCTTTCTGTAACTTTCGTTACTTGAAGTAGTAGAAGTAGTGGAAAATCAGTTTTTGCGGTAAACCTCTCTTATATACTTCCTACCTATCCAGTATACAGGAGAAATTATACGCAAAATCAAAAGTTTTACTACTTCTACTACTTCGTGTCACATTTGTTACTTAAATATTCAACAATTATCTATTGTAATGTTGATAAAATTTAACAGGCTCATATATCATCACTCCCCTCTTTAAAACCATCGTTTTCGATATCTTTTTCTAAATTCCTCATCCTCGAAATGATTTAGTCTATCATGTGCTGACTTAGTTTCATTTTCAACTATGATAACTCTCTCAGAAAGAGCGTTTACTTTACCCCTCACATCGACCATTTCCTTACGAATTTCTCTAGTATCTTCACTGATAGAATCCAGTTTCTGTGAAAGAATTGCTCCTTCCTGTGCCCGTTTACTCACATCCTCATTGTTTGTACGATTATTACTTTTCAATGCAAAGTAAACAGCTGAAACAACAGAGATGATTGTAAGTAGAAGATTGAACTCTATATGCATCCTATCACCTTTCCTACTCTACTATCAGACTCTCAAGATCAAGGTCTTTAAGCATTGTCCTTACAGCTTCTTTGAGTGTCTCCGGTACGCTAGCGAAAGTACGCTTACCCTTAATAATTAACGCCACATAAATCACTGCCATCTCTTTTACCTCCTTTTTATATAAAAACATCAGTATGTGCCATAACATAATCACTGCTCCAAAAGCTTTTTGACTTCATCACGAATATGCCCCGGTACATCATCTAATGTCTTTATTCCCTTTCTGATTAAATCCGCATAAATCTTTGCCATATCTACTTCCCTCCAGCTATCATTTCATACACTTCTGCCAATGCCATTTGCATATCGGTGACACTACTGGCGTTTTTCTTTATAATTTCAGCTAACTTTTCATTTTGAGTCTTAACACGAAAAGCCAAGTAGTATTTACCGTCTATCTCCATTTGTTGAACAAAAATCATATCAGTATATGTATTTTCAGTTTCCCCATCTGATACTCTCATAGTAGATAGGTTATGTTCAAATATATGTTCGTCCACTTTAACTTCACTGACATAATTTGTGCCGTTAAGTTCCAAGTTATTTATTTGCTTACCATCAGTAAGTGTAATTGTATACATAATGTTACCTCCTACGATATGCAGAAAAATGGTCTAACACCTACTTGTGTATTACTAGTATCAGCTGTTGTAAATCCTTGATGATATACTCCAGCGAATCTATCATTACTAATTACATCTCTTAGCCACCATGTTTGTCTAGTATTTATTCGACTAGGCTCATGTTGGAATAGTGGCAATTGTGATTTATCGACTCTGAAATTACTAGGAATGGTTGAACCATCTGATACCGGCATAAATACGGTACTACCATACACCATTTGCTCATTCATTAAATCCACTTCAGAGTCACACCATATACCACCTACAACTCTACCGTTTGATATAGAGTTTGATAAATATATTCTATGCTTTAAGACATGACCACTAAATGCATTCTTTATAGTATTCTTAGCACTATTTAATCCCTGTGAATACATTTTAGAGCCAACATACCCTCCATTTGTAGTATTACTGTCGTTCATTACATGTTCATATAAATTATAATCAGGTACAATTACTACATGGTGTTTCTCACAATTAACATCACCGGTCCATAAGTAGTAATCAAACGCTGCAATCCTATAGTTTACACTTCCTATAGTCCAATAATCACCGATATATAAATCATCAAATGTTCCCTGACTGATTGCTTGATATTGTTCGGTTGTTACACTTGTACCTATATTCTTGCCCCTATATATAGCATTATGCGAACCTGCATTATTTGCAATCAAAGGTTCGATTTGTTGACTCGTTTCTCTCAATATATCTTTTTTTAGCTGACCAAATGTGGTTTTCTTTAATCCGGTACCATCATGTACCATAAATATAGATGAGTCACTAATATTAGATATATCCACTAATTCATTAGCTTTTCTTGTTTCAATGCTAATTACGCTCATTTATTCCTCCTCATATTTCCAATCCGCGATAATAGCTTTACCTGTTTCATCAACTAACAGCACTGTATTACCACTCTCATTCACTGATATAGCGGCACTGAATTGATTTGTGAGTGTCATATGCTCTAATCTTGCCAATCTATCATCTACTTCATTTACTTGATTTTGCAGATTACCAACCGCATTACCGCTCAATTGATTTTTTATACCGTTAAACCAAGTGGTAAAAGCCTCAACCTGTTCTCTCTCATAATCGTTCATATGCGTTCTATATGTGTTTTCAATTTCACTTATTGACGCATCTCCCCTACTTCTAAATTGAGATTTCTGTGTGTTGAAGTAATTTTGAAATGCTGTATACAAATCATTGTTACCTTCAATCATTGACATAATGGTATTTATAGCCTCATTCACCCTGTTGGCATCCCTAGCCCCATAAAATGAATTATCAAGGTTACTATATTGTGTTACATCCTGAAACGACACTGTACCGTCATGATTAGAAATCTGATTGTATTTCTTCAAGCCTGTCCAGCTCGCATCTGTATAATCAACTCGTAATAATTCCCATGCCATTTACAATTCACCTCCTAACATTCCAAAATTCCATTTAAAACTTCGCCTACCTATCTTTTGATTATTCAACCTGTTATATAAATCTAAGGTTGCACCCTCTAATCTATTTAACTCATTGAAATCAAATATATTGCCGTTATCATTGAATATAGGTGTATTACCGTATGACCGATTTAATGTATTCTGATTGATAAACTTAAGAGTATTTTCAATCTTATTTATTTCATCAGCATAAAAGTAATCACCTATATTTTTATCATTACCAATATTTTCAATATTGAAATGTTTATATAATGATTCAGCCAAAGTGTATAAATATGCAATATTGTTCTTTATACGGTTATAATCACTTGCATTAAATCTGTCACCTGTATATATACCGTCAGTGGTTTCACCGTGCCAATTAGTTTTAGGTGTTACCCATGTCATATTATCCTCCTACTCTTCTTGCTGTAATCTTACCTGCAAAGGCTTGATTGAATCTGAGAGTATGTCTGTATACATTAACTGTCATACCTGTTCTGAATTCATTCTCTTGACGTATAATATCAGTAACATCAAGTTCAGGATTACCCCTCGTATCGTATTCATATTCAATACCTGCTGTATAGTATTCGGATAGCCACTTTGCAAGATCATTTGCCATTTCATAATTGTTAATTAAAGGATTTTCCCACTTAATGGTTTTACCTCGTATATTGAGTGGTATTTTCACTTGCCTTTCGATTACCTTGTATCTATGTCCCTGTATGCTTAGTCTATACTGACCTGCTACATTAAATCTTACGGTTATGAAATAATTACTCCATGCTATTATTTCAGTACCTTGCGAAATTTCATTGAGTTTTACAAGATAGCCGTAAGATGGGTCTTGTATATAATATGTCTGCACTTCACCTGCACTTACATCTATATCCGTGTATACTAAATTCTCCTCTTTATCATTCGTTTGGTAGGTATAGTATGGTACTACCACTTCTTTGATAAGTTCTTGCTTTATAGCTTTAGGAGAAGACATCATATCTTGTCTTGTCATTGTAAAATTAACAACATCACTTAAGCTTATCTCATTTATTGTGATACGATTGAATGGTTTTTCTGTCTTAGTAAATTCGATTTCAATTTTATCGCAATCGTCAAAATCCCTTAATATAACAGATGATTGGGATATTTCATCTTGTTCTATGGTATAACTATTTACGCTATTATCACCATTATATGTTTTTATGATGAATTCAGCCGGGATAGCTGTACCAAAATCTATACGCAATCCATAATATGACCTAATTGCAGACATTTTTAACCATATGCATGGATTATTTTCAAATGTTCTGTCAGCCCTTGA